CTATCATAAGGTTCGTAGGGCCGTAGACCACGAGGCTTCTACTGCAAATCAGATTCGTTTGTCTTTTACCAAGCCGGGAACAGCGGCTGGTCGTGAAAGTATTGACATCTTGTTAGATGATTTCTATATCACAGAAGCACCACTACCAGTTCCTGAAGACAAGGGTGTTATCAAAGCACCATTGAAGATTCTACCAAAGGCTATGCGTGTGGTCGCAACAGACACGCTACTACACTCTTGAGGGACTATCATGCTTACACCATCTATCCGAGCAAAACATTATTCAAAATTATCTCACGCTGAATATGCCAGTTGGTATGGTCAGCAAATAGGCGTAACCTCCGGTGACCTTGTTGCTGCTGGTGAAAAGCGTTCACTACATCTCATTGAAGAGGCAGTCAAAGCACTTTTAGAACCAGTGATAAAAGAAGAAGTAGTTGAGCCTCTACCTGAAGAGGTATTTGAAGCAACATCGGAATTGGCTACACCTGAAGACATTGGTGATAGCGAAGATTTCCCATCCGAATTAACTTATGATGCTATGACAGTGAAAGAACTGAAAGCATTATGCAAAGACCGTGGGCTACCTGTCTACGGCACAAAAGCCGAACTCGCTCTACGCTTGAAGCGTGACGATGAAGGAATATCCGAGTCCACGACTGAGACTGAAGCCCCCGAAGAATCGGCTGCTGAAGTAGAGTCGGACACCCCCGCTGAAGAAGCGGCTGTGACCACAGGTGAGACAAATGACGAAAACAGTAATAGCGAACAAGAACTTATTGATGAGACGGAATGATGAACAGAAGCACGAGATTGGTATAGACCCCGATGACCCTAACCTCGTAATGGAGGTATGGGTTCGTGATGTTTCATTCTTTGATATTCAAAAAGCGGCTCAAGAAATGTTTGATATTACTAAAGACGGTCAAATGTCTTTGAACCTTGAGGGTTATTACAAATATGCATTCACAAACTGGGTAGTGCGAACCAACCC